AATAATCCTTTTGGATGTCCCATACCCTAAAGAATCTCACTAGGTTTTTGACCTTAATGAGTTTCTCACAGTACTTTCCGACATAGTCGTATATACCGTGTTTATCCGGAGAGAGCTTTGCTCCCATAAGGATAAGGTTTCTGGTTATATCGTTAAGATAACAACCAGGCCCGAGCGCCGCAACATCGTCGCCGCCAACGTGGTACATCCTGACCTTATGGTCAGTATTACCTAGGATCACATTCCTCTGGAATGCGATCTCTTCAGCTACTAGCTGATGGAGCGTCAGTATGGCTTTAGCCATAGGTTCTCCCATCATGACACCCCGTCTCGTTCGGACAGCTTTGCCGTCCTCGTAGAAAATCCGTTCTCTCCCTATAAGGTCGAGAACGATCTCTATGCCCGGTACTTTGTACTCGGCACAGAAACCCTCGATAATTGCTATAGCAATCTCTCGCGGGATATGGTCAGTGGCCTCTTTGAGATCGCTGAACAGTGCCTTGGTACCCTTAGGGTATTCCTTGGCTTCGGCCTGGTACAGCATAGCCCATGCCTGGTTCGATCTCGTTAGTCCCGACTCGCAGAAGGGATGGAACGATAGCAGCTCCCTAATCATATGTGAGTAGGGTTGCTGCAGGATCATATTCCACCACTCAGTGATGGTAATGATCCGCACTTTATTGCCCGGTTCACTTATTGTGGAAACGCGCATAAAGATACCGCCTTTTTCTCTAAGAGCAAGAGCGGCACCATAGATCTGAAGGCCAAAAGCGTAATCAAATCCCTGGTAGACGACACCCTTCTCAGAGAGATAGGTAGTCGGAAGTTCATCTCCCAAGTCATAAGACTCTTGGAAAAACTTTTTCGGCGAACTCTCAGGAGTATCGTCGTCGGAGAAATCCTCATTATCATAAGATATGAGGTTCCTCTCACCCTTTATGTACATTGTGTACTCTTTGGGCCTACCCCAGTTTCGCCATCTAAGATGACCTGCTGGGCATTTCAGCACTCCGAAAGGAGTCTGTATCTCCTCGTCTTCCTCAGGGGATGAGTTAAGATATGGCAGAGCGGCCTCTATTAGGTCGTTTGCCCTTCCACCTTGCTTTATGGTGGAATCATACGATCCCGAATTCCCTATGGAAATATGCGGGAAAGTATAATCGCCTTTCGTATCTTGGATACGCTTAGCGATAGTCCCCGCAGCGAGCTTCACCTGCTGCAGGAACTTCTCGTCGGATTTATAATCCTCCGATACGTTGAGTTTGAAGACTCTTAGGGCTTCCTTCTCAACGTCATCCGATCCCCCCGGAAACTGCCGGGACGATAGGATATGTGCAAGTTTGCTCAAGCATTCCTTGCTCTGTTCGCTATGCTCCAGTCTTTTGACCGATGCACAGTCGAATAAAACTGAGAAGAATCCTCTAGGTCTCTCAGCTTTGTCGGGAAACTCTTTAGGAGAATTAACCCGTTTTAAGAGGTACTGTCCGAAGGACTTCCACTCTTTGACTAGCGGGGTCTGCCCATAGGGCAGCCTTGCCAGAAGGACGCGCACGAGCTTGTGAACGGTCCTTGTCTCAGTTCCGTCAAATAATTCCGGGACTGAGAAGAGAAGCGAGTCTATGACTCCGCTGCAGAACTCAAATATGCGTCCTATCTGTTCTCTAGAACGATGTTCGCATATCGTAGACGCGGTACCATGGCTTAAGCCATAGTCCACGATAAGATGCCGTTTGAGCTTAGCTCTATCAACGACAGTGCACCTCTTCCCTTTGGAGTAGAAGGTCACAGAGAACCTGTCTAAGACAGATGCCCTCGGTGGCAGTTCGAACGAACTGTAGCCGGCACTGAGCTTCGGGACTAAGTCCGCGAAACCTCGGATACCCTGACCAGCTCGACGCCTAAGCGACGAGTTTTCGGTCATGGCACCTTCGGTGCGCCTGCTTCTAAAGAAGCAAAAAAAATTTTTGGTACTTTGTACCATGCGCACCGAGCTGGTCTGGGTTGTAAAGACATACCTTCGGGTATATCCAAACTCCGATCTAGGCTGGCTTTGCCAGTGTGAGATTTGCGACTTGCCTTGTGGCTTCGTCCAAAATCTTCATGTTGACGTACTGCCCCTCTAAGATGGACGGTACTTCGACATTAGTGTCGTAATAGACCAGTATATCTGGCCTCCTAAACACTGACCTCAGGTCGATCTCTGAGATTTCGGCCGTGAAGTCATACAAGGTCCATAGGACCCCGTAACGCCTCTTAAGAGGCGTCGTGTTATAGTAGGATTGCTTAACCTTCCTACTTAACACGTTACCGAAGATTATCGGTCTAAGCAAGTGGTCTATGATCTCTTGCCTAGTCATCCACCCTTCGCGTCTCAGACGTGAGGATTGGACTGTTTCAGGGAGTTTGGCTAAGCCTTTTTCCTGAACAAGGTCCCTCCAAGTCATAGACTTGAATTGACTAAAGAATCCCATCCTGTCTAGGATTGTAGGGACTCTTACCTCGACCTCGGAGATATCAAAACCTCTGAAGCCCGAGTTCCGCGGAAGACGTCTAAAGTCGTCTTGTACGGATTGCGGGGCAGAACCCTGCAAGATCTCCTTTATCAACCACTTAGTGGGACCAGGGAGATTTCTGACTAGCTCAGGAATATCCTGTTCTAGCCAGATGTCCAGTCCTCCCAACTTAGTCGGGAGCAGAAGATGCCAGTAAGTATAACTTGCTGGCTCTGGGACGAAGGAACCCATCCTTTGGATGAAGCGGTCCCTTGCGAGTTTCTTCACCTTAGGCGGGAAATCGCAGTCAGGAAGGTATCTAAGTTCCTTCCCGAACGATCGAGCTTTACCGATTGCGGTATTCCGATCGTTTACTACCTCGGTCGACTTAGTCGTCGGAGATAGTAGTCTAATCTTTAAAGACTCGACCCATGGGTGTTTGGAATAATCCTTTTGGATGTCCCATACCCTAAAGAATCTCACTAGGTTTTTGACCTTAATGAGTTTCTCACAGTACTTTCCGACATAGTCGTATATACCGTGTTTATCCGGA